AATGATTATATAGAAAAATTGGAAGATTTAAAAAATAATATTGATGAAGAAATAAAATCACGTTATTTTTTATTAGGTTGTTTAGGTGGTGATTTAGAAGTTGCATCAATGCGACTATTTAGAAAATATCATAGAAAAGAATATGACGATTCTCATTAAAGCATTTTACAATAGAAATTACCTAAGAACTTTTTACACTTTTTAAATAATTCATCATGATGTAAAGTTTCAGTTTCATTTAGACCTTCTTCTGGGTGACTAAACATATATTCAATAAAACTAAATACTGCACCAGATACTTGAATACTAGTAGCTGTACTAATCTTAAAACCTAGTTTCATAGCGTCATAATTATTACAAACACTACCACACCACATTTTATCACCATTCTCAAATATTAATAATGTACCTATAGAATCAAATCCATCTTTATCTATAATATCTTTCTGTTCTAATACATAGTTATTCTTAAGAACTTTATAGTTATTGTCTTTAAAATGCTTTAATGATTCAATAGCTACATCACTAACACGATATACATACATAATACTAGGACTATTATCTTGATATTGTAAAAATCTAGATAAACTACATATTTCAGAATGTGGAATAAGCATTCCACCATCATATTTAAATGGCTTTCCTGTATGGTCTAGACATATACCACTACGCTTAACATTCATCCCAAACTCTGGTAAATATCTAATATTACTAGCTTCGCCTTCATTTGGTGTAATAATTTTAATACCTTGATTTTCCATATTTTTGATATCTTCGTTATTAAGTGATAATGTTGTATAGTCAGATGCTTCTTCTTGTAATCCAACACAAGACCAAGTATTATAGAAATTTGTTTTATTAGGTTTCAAATTAGTCTTTTGACTGTCATATTCACATAGTAGAATTTCTTTGAGTCCTAAATCATGTGCCAATTTAGCATAATCACCTTTAATAAGTTTCTTACCACACATTTTAGCATGTTCTTTTAAAGCATATTTGAAATACTGTTGAATGAAACCAGGATTTTGTCCAGCATTAACTATAATAGGATTTTTACTAGTCTTATGTTCATGATATAGTTTTTCAAGCATTAACTCACGATGATATATTGTATTTTCCTTAATATCATCATAAGTTAAGTTTTGCTTTTTATTATTGTGTCCATAATTATAGTTTTCAATGCTAGTATTTATATAAGCACAACCTTTTTCAAGACAATGCTTAATAATCATTAATGAATCAACGTTAACACTTAAATCAATAACTAGTGTTTTTTCATTAATACCTTTCATTAATTGTTTATAGTTATCAGATGTCAATGCTTGTTTAATATGTTTTACTTTGCGATTCTCAAATAATTCAGGATGTCTAATTTCTTTAGGTTCAATGATAGTAATAGGAATATCGAAATATTTACCTTCTAGATTACATAGTTCAATTAAACTAGTGGCAATACTACCGAAACCAATCATAAGAAACTTATCAAACATTTTATAGTATATTAATATTATCAAAGATTAAAATATTAGTAAAATATAAATGACATCATCAATAGAACAATTAACAAATTACTTTATCAAACAAGATTTATCTGATGAAGATATTAAGACTATAACAGGTAAAGAACCCTATACATATGAAGAACTAGGACAATTCAAAAGTCTAGATGATCTATTAGGATCTGAAGGCTTTGCTGTTATATTATATCAGACAACTAAAACAAGTGGTCATTGGACTGCAATCATTAAAAATATTCATACAGAACAAATAACATTTTTTGACAGTTACGGTTTTTATCCAGATTCTGAAATACAATATACCAAATATAATCAATCTTTACCAATGTATTTAACTAAGTTAATTAAAGATTCAGAAAAAGATATTCATTATAATCAGTATGACTATCAAAAATGGTCTAAATCTGTTTCTACTTGTGGAAGATGGGCATCAATAGCTGTTAAACTATTAAAACATATTAATTTATCAACATTTCAACAACTATTTACAACCAATAAAAACAGTTTAATCAATCAACCTGATTTTACTAGTACATTAATGACATTATTACAATTACGCGATATACCACAATATTTTAAGAAATGAATATTTATTATTTTTTTATCTAATTTTTATATAGTTATATAGGATGTCAGAACAACCAATTCAAAATGATCTAGAAAAAAAGATTATTGAGTTAGAAAAGAAAATCAATGATTTATTATTAACAAAATCTAACGAAGTAACACAACCACCTCAAAAAAAGAAAGAGAATAAAACACCACAATATATAATAGATGCTAATAAACGTTACTATCAAAAGAAAAAAAATAATCTAGATTTCAAGATAAAGATTAGAGATAGAAATAAAAAAGCTAGGGAAAAAACAAAACAACCAACAACAACATCAATAGAAATAAGTACAAATGCAAATAACGAACCTATAATAAAGAAAGTAACTAATCCAATTACAATATCATTTTATGATGATGATGAAATAGGTTTTTAAGCTTCCATTGCTTTATTAAATAGATTTAATTTATACATATGATGAACTAATTCTTGCTTTTTAGGTTCACTAAAACCTTCAAGCATACCACCTTTATCTTTATCTTTCTTAAAAAACTTATCATACATTTCCTTAGCTTTAGTGCCATGTTCATAAGCTTGTTTTCCAATATTAACAGCCTGCTTAAGTGCCCCCATAGGGTCTTTTTTTACATAATCAATAGCTTTAGAAGCTAATTTCGTTAAGAAACCAACGACACCACCACCAACTAAACCCTTCCCTGATTTCCTTTTAGTAACAATTAATTTTTTTTTGATTGGTGACTTAATATTAACTGGGACATCTGGTTCTGCTGCTGCTGCTAAATTTTGAATTGGAACATCTAGAGCATTTTCAACAACTTCAGTAATTGCTTGTTGAGGTTGAGGTTCTTCTTCTTCTTCTTCTTCTAACATTGAATAATAATTTTGTTTATATTGCTTCTTAGTTTTTCTTTCTTCTTTCTTGCTTTTAATAGTAGGTTCAATTGCTTTTGGTTTTGATTCTTCTTCTGCTAATCTCTGTACTAATTGTTTTTTATTTCCAGTTGATTTTAATCCTCTTTCTTCTAACATTTCTTTTAGTTGTGGTATTGTCATGGTAGTGCTAAGTCCTTCAACATCTATTTTTTTCCCTTTGCCTTTAATAGCACCAACTTTACCTTTAGGTGGTTGAATAGCCATCATTTCCATTGGTGCAGGTGCTGCTTCTAATGCTAGTAACATTTGCTTTTCCATTTTCTTCTGTTCTGGTGATTTAGCTTCTTCCATACCTTTCTTAAGTTTTTCTTCTAGTTGTTTCTTAATATTTTCTTCTTCTAGTGTTAATGGTTTAGTAGTACGGGCTTCTATACGTTCTGAACGTCTCTTAATTAGTCCTTCTAGTTTCTTAGCTGCTTTCATCATCATAGCTTTTTCAGGTTTGGAATATACACGTTTTTCTTTAGTCATTAGTATTTCTTTAGCTTTCATTGGAGCGACAAGCACACGCTTTACCTTACGACCCATACGTTCAACATCTTCATATTCCTTTTGACCTTTACGAGGTAATACAATAACTTTTTTCATTGAACCTTTACTAGCTTTTTTAGCTTTAGGAGCCATCATGTCCTTATCTTTGTTAGCAAAATATTGTTCAGCCATAATAATAAAATCTATATTTATTATAATACTATAACATTTTATTTTTATTAAAATTATAAAATGCCTTATTGCTTATCTTTAAAAGATGGTGCAGAGATTGCAATGATAAAGAACACAAAAGAACCAGTTTATATTACAGATTGTGAATATAATTCAAAACCAGAAATAAATACAACACTAGAAAACAAAGTTAAAATATTTGAAAAGTTTCTAAGACGTGATAGTAAATTAATGAAAAAAGATATTGAACTTTTAACTAATTATTATAAACAAGGTTACACAGAGATTGATACAGATAAACCTAAACTAAACAATAAATTTGATCAAGCTCTAGAATATGTAGATGATTCTTTAAAACGTTTTATGAATTTTGATAGTAAAACATATCTAGAGCCAATACTACCCAAAAGACATTGGCTTTGTTATATTACAGGTTTATCTGGTTCTGGAAAAAGCTATTATATATCTCAATTGATTAAAAATAATTTTCCTAAGGATCAACTAGTATATTTATTTAGTCCTATAGAAGGTGATGAAGCATTTCAAGATTTAAATATTTTTCAAGTACATCTAGAAACTTTTGAAGAAGATTTTGGTCAACCTTTTACAATAGAAACATTAAAAGGAACAAAAGAATCACCTGCAATTGTTATAATGGATGATATTAATACATTCAATAATAAAAAAGTTCGTGACATGTATATTGATGTTCAAAACCAATTATTAGAACGTGGTCGTCATTTAAATATCAGAACACTTACCGTTTCACACAATCCATTATCTGGTTCTTTTAGCAAAGCACCTATTAGAGAAAGTGAATTTTATGTTTTGTTTCCATCTAGTAATTATAGAGATAGTAAAGTATTATTAGAAACATATACAGGTTTAAGCAAACAAGAGATAGAAGAAATATTAAATTTAAATACTAGAGGTTTAATTGTTAAAAAATCAGTTCCTAGTTATTATGTATCAGACCATAACATAGGTATTCTAGGAAAATAACAAATTTATATTTTTTAAAATTTTAATCTTTTATAATAATAATAAGACAATAATAAAGACAATAATAAGACAATAATTTAACATGTCAAATACAGCATTAGTTAATAACATCTATTTCACTTGCGAGAATTATAATAGTGGTTTAGCAAATATTCCTGCCGAACAAGACACAAATCTTCTATATCCACTAATTCCTAATGGTGAGAGTCAAAATTATCAGTTAGCTGTTGCCAAATGTCGCATTCCATTAGGAAGTATTCCACTAACTACTCAAAATTTAGATTTGAAGAAATACCAGTTAACACTACGTAATGGTTCAAATGAAGCTTCTGCATATGTAAAACAAATTGACGCTCTAACAGGTAGCTATTATTATATCCTAGATGGTAACACAATTAAACGTTATTCTTATACATCTACATCTACAACACTTACAAAAACTATTAATTTAACTAATATATGTTCTTTTGTATTGCAGTTTGTTGTTGATGATTATGAAAATATTTATATTGCAGGTTCTACTACTAGCGCAGAAGTTGCAAATGAACTAATTATTGTAGATTCTAATCAAACACCAACTATAATATATCAAGAAGAATTCACTAATATTAAATCGATTTATATTGACCGTTCTAGTAATTTCTATTTAATGGATGAAGATGATCAGGCTGTTGGTGTTTTATGTTATAATAATCAAATTGGATTAAATAGTGTTTCTTTATCATTAAATTTTACAATAACTAAAAATTTTGCTGATAATAATTTAACTAATGGTATCTGTGTATCAGCTACAGAAAACAATATTATTGTTGCACATGATTTAAATGTATTAACTTATTATACATCTACTGGTATTGCTATAACTGATTATGTAGTAACTGGTGCAGACCAATTAGTAGCTAGTAACGTTCTAGCTTCTGAAGATATTCTAATGACTGCAGATATTAATCAACTAGTAGATCAATTAATTGGAACTAGTAATGATATACCATATGATATAGAAACAAATACAGCACTTACTAACGGCCAAATTATTAGTCAATTAGCTGTTGCATCAAATGTAGGTTATGTAATTGGTATTAATCAACATCTATATAGTGTTTCTTGGCCTATTACATCACCACCAGCAAATTATACGGAAATTAACACTACAACTAACCTAAAAGCAATATGCACACGAATTAACACATTAACTGGAATATCAACTACAGACGATTTATATTTTTATAATCTAAATACTCCATACGGTGCAATACCATCTAATGAATGGGGGCTTACTGTTGTTAATTTTAAACCTTCTAGTCATGGAGTTATTTCATATGATTGGAATGTATCAAATAATAAAATGTTAGTTGTTGATTCTCAAAATTCTTTATCTCTTTCAAATACTGGAATTTATCCACTAGGGATGATGATAACAAAAGATACTACAGAACTTGAAATGTATGGTTACGAAAATTATGGTAATTCTTCTAATGTGATGAAACAACATTTATTAAGTTCTAATAGTTATAATAGTGAAAATTTTTCAAATTATGCAGTTAGAAATGGTATAATTTATGCAGTTCAGGGTAATATAGGAAGTCAAAAAGTTTATAGCTATCAAATTTCTGATTTGGTTCCAACTGGTCAGGTTTTTAATTGTGTAGAATGTGGTGGAACTATTAGATCTATTACAATGGTTGATAATAATATAGCTGTTGTTGGTGATAATTATAACGTTGCTATTTATTCAATTATCACAACATCTTTAATAAATAATATTACACAATATATAGGTGATAATTCTGTTCAAGTTACTGGTTTTCAAGATAGTAATCATATTATAATATTAAGTCAAATTTTCTCATTAAATGTGTGGATTTATACAGGAACACCTGCACTTTTAACTACATATAATGTTCCTGGTTCTACAGTTTATGATATAACTATTAACCCAAATGATCAAACAGGAAGTAACCCAGGTAAAGTATTTGTTTCATACTATAGTAATACTGATGTTTATTCAATAGATGCTATAGTTTTTGATCAGAATTTTGTATTTGTATCAACTGCAAATATAGCATTTAATTTAAATACACCATTTGATTATATATTTTGTAATGTTGATAATGGTATGTTAATATGTGTTCAGAGTTCTTTAGGAACGGCTACTATATATTATCAATCATCTAACTATTTTAATAATGCAGTTAATATTATTCAAAATATTCCAACAGATTTAACATATATATATTTCCCACAAAGTTTCACAGGTTATTATACATTTACACCTATTATATGTAATATTACACCTGTATCTATTGCAATTTCTAGAACTAATACAAATACAGTATATGCTATAGATTCAGCTGATAATAAACTTTATCAAGGATTTTTAACAAATAATTCAATTACATTCACGCAAATGCCTCAATTTCAAAATACATATAGTTATATCAGCACTGCTAAAAATACCAATACGAATATAAATAGCACACTGCGAACATATACTATCAGCAATCAAACACCAATCGCCAATGTTGTTCTTACTAATAATAAGATTGAGGCTATTGCTAAAAATGAAACTTCTGGACAGTTTCTAGTTGGTCTATATTCAACTAATCAAATTAGGGCATATAATTCTAGTTTAGTTGCTCAATATACATTATCACAAACAAATCCTTATAGTTTATTCGCTAAACCTGCTGACGATATCAATGTTCCAAATGTTAGCATTTATAATTTGCAAGTAGTAGTAGATAATATTAATGCTGCATTTCTAGAAGCTTGGAATAAATTGAATGCTCTAGGTGGTACACTAGCAGAAGCACCATCTTTTACCCTAGATTATACCGGATTTTTAACACTAAATTATTCAGCCGATTATACCCAAACTGGTAACGCTATTTTATTTAATAATCCACTTATAAATCTTTGTTATTTCCAGAATGTACCAGATTCTCAAGATGTTGGATTTTATAGACTAGTTCTAAAACCATCTTCTACATCAACTACCCAACTAGCTAAATCAATGTATCTGTTCAATCAGCTAGATAAAATACTTATACAATCTACTAGTCTTTTTGTTGCTGGTTCATGGTATGGAAACAATAGCATTAGTCAAGTATTAACAGATATTGATGTACCTATTGATAGTGCTACTTTTGCTATTGGTAATATTGGACAAGTCCTCTATTATCAGCCTGCTATGCTTCGTGTATTTCAAATGGCTTCTGGTGGTAATGCTGTTAATCGCATTCAGATGAGTATTCTATTTCGATATCGTAATGGCACCCAATACACTCTACAACATCAACCAGGTGAAGCATTCAGTGTTAAACTGGAATTCATTAAACGATTTTAAAATCCCCAAAATTTTGATATAAAAATTTTTGATTATTATTTTTTATTTTTTTTCTAGGTATAAATTAAGTTAAATTTAATTTCAATTTTAATTGTCTTATTATCATGGCTAAAGAACTAGCTCTTGTCCTTTCTAATAAGGTTAATATTTCAGACCAATATACCCAGGTTGTTGAACTCTGTGGTAATCAAGCCCAGCAGTATGAGTATTCCGCCGACCCTGGCAGTTTTGCTAATGTTATGCAGTTTAATAACATTGTCCCTGTTGGCAGCATGGGTTCCAGTCTTCTAGGCAAAAAGATGTGTATTCGCTATAAGGTTAATATTACCGTTGTTGGTGCTAATAATCCTCTAGTGGCTGGTGATTTGTCCCATACATTCCCAGCTGATAGTTACTATAATTCAGTAACTCAAGAACAATCCACTGTTGCTACTGGTGTTAATAGCGCTATGCGTGCTTTCCCACTTCAAAGTATTTGTGAAAATATCAGTTTAGCTATTAACAACAATCAGGTTTCATGGCAGGCTCGCGATACTATTTCTGGTCTTCAGCGTTTGATTGATAAGAAGCTTCTTATGTCTCGTGCTAGTGAATGCCCCTCTCGTCCTGATGATCAGTTCCAGAATTTCCCAGATTCTGCTGCTGTTTATGATCAGCCTCTAAATATTAATGCTAAATCGCATCTTGGTTATACTCGTAACAGTATCAGTGCAACTAGCTATACTAAAGTTGGTGCGACTGCTAATTATACTTTTGACATTACTGAACCCCTTATTATTCCTGGTATTAATACCCTTTTTGATAATGAACAGTATCTAGCAAATGTTAATAATCTTAGCCTTATTCTAAATTATAGTAAGCTTCAGTCTGATTTTATTTCTGCTGCTGCAGTTTGGGTAGGTGGTAATCAGGCAGAATTTAATGATACTATGACTATTAGTATTTCGGATCCTTTCCTAGTTCTACTATATCAGGTTGTAGATCCTAATCTTGTATCTATCCCTCCTAGCGTAGTTTATCCTTATGAATCGATTTTTTATTCCCCTAAAACTGTTGCAACTGTAGATCTTCAAACTGTCCAGAATATAACAGTTACTTCGGATACTGTTCGTTTTGCTAGTCTTCCTAAGAAAATTGTTGTTTGGACTCGACCACTTATTTCTAATCGCACTAGTCTAGATGCTGATGCTTGTCTAACTCTTCAGCCTAATAAAGGTTGTTTCCAGGCTAGTCTTGGTGCTCGTTCTGGTCTACTTGCTCAGTGTTCTCGCGATCAGCTATGGTCTCAATCTGTTGAAGCTGGTTCTAATCAGACTCGTGATAGTTTCTGTTCGGGTGCAGGTAGTTTCGTTGTTATTGATCCTATCACTGCTTTTGGTGTGGACGTAAACGGTGGTCAGCTCCTTCCTGGTGAAAATGGGTCTCTCAATTTCTTCGTGCAGGCTCAATATACCACTACTAACGCTCGCGCAAGTCTTCGAGGTCTTGCTGAAAATAGTCTTCTTGGAACTGCTGTTTCTGTCGAAATGGTTATTCTAGCTATCTATGAAGGTCAGATGATTGCCACACCTTCAAGCTATATGTATAACACCGGCGTCCTTACACCTGGCGAAGTTGATCAGCTCGTCAAAGCCGGTTCTAGTGTAAGCAAGGAAGCTATTGAAAAGCAAATTAATGGTGCTGGTCTATATACTATGAAAGGTGTGTATCATAAGGCTGGTAAGAAGCGTGGTGGTTTGATCACAATGGCATGAAGCCTCAATTCTCTATTAAACATTTATTAATCAATTTTTAAAATTTTTTCTTTTAATATATTAATATATCAAAATGAATTACAAGGAATTCGTAAAGGCCGAAATGGCTAAAATGAAATCTTCTAAGTTACCAATTGGGGAACGTATGAAACATATCTCGAAACTATGGAAAAAACATAAAATTAGTGGTGGTGATATAGCATTACCACCTGTAACTAAACAGCAAATAATACAGCAAGAACTTCAAGAAAAACAGGATGATTTTCAATATAAGGTAAAGCATTCACTTTATGGTCAATATGCAACACCATTTATTCAGCCTACTGTCATGAATGATAGAGGTATACCATGGATATTAGCACAACATCCAAATCAATATTCAGCTAATCCAAATGAAGTGTTACTATATCGTAATCTTTCACAGTTTATGAAATCACCATTTTATAGAAAATATGTAGATAGACTAGTTGAAGTCGCAGAACGCTCTGGTTATGGTGTATCATCTGCTAAAATTATACCTGGTAAAGATTTTAGAATTGTTTTTCGCAGTCGTAGCACTGACGATAACACTCAGTATTATCTAGATTGTAAAGATGCTAATGAGTTTATGGATGTTCTAGATGAAGCAAAAGAAAGCAATGTTTTAGTTCCTATCGAATTTGTTAGTAAAAAATTTATGGATTTAAATAGACAATTAGGTGAAAAGCAAGCTGATAATAATGCTACAATATGGAAAGCAGGATTTCAAAAATCTTATGATGAATTAGAACCACTTATAAAACAACAACAGGCAGATATTGAACAACTACAGCAACAAATTCAAGAAGAAAAAAATCGTTCTAGTTCAAGTGGTGATTGGTTAAGTAATATTGCAGAGGGTGCTGTTAGTATTTTTTCGGCACTTATATAAGAACATTTATATAAGAACATTTATACAAGAACATTTATTAATTTTTTTATCTTTTAATATAGTAATAATTAATCTAAAATGTTATACTCTGAATTTGTAAAGGAACAAATGATGAAGATGAAGGGGGCAGATATGACAGCACCCCAAAAAATGAAATACATAGCTGAACAATGGAAAAAGTCAAAAGGTTCTAAAAGTGAATCTAAACCTAAAAAAGAAATATCTAAGAAAACCACAGGTTCTCGCCATAGTAACGAAATTTTAAATATGTTAGGTATTGATATGAAAAAGACTAAACCAAAACCCAAGTCAGAACGTGCTGTTAAAAAGGTTGTTAAAGCAATGGAAAAAATGAGTATACCAGTTGAAGAAAAAATGACTGATATACCTAAACATCCTATTCATTTACTTGAAAAAGAAGAACTAAAACATAAAAAAATGTTTGAAGACGATGATATTGGTTTTTAATTCGAGAACATTCCTAAGTAATTTAATTTCTTTATTTATAATAATATAGTAAAATGGAAAGTACTTTAAATTATTCTATTACACCTTTACAAGCTGGACGCGCCTTTATTGGACGATGGGAAAAAGTCTTATATTCAACAGCAACAATAACATTGTTAGCTGATACTACTTGTGAAATCGTTGCATATCAATCTTTGAATAAAACACAAGAACAAACTACTAAATTTGAAACTTTAGCTAATCAATATAATACTTTTAATTTACCTTTAGATTTGCCATATATTTATTTCACCGTCAGAAATAATACATCAACTGACCAAACATTATTAAATTTCAGTGTTATCTATAGAAACGTTTATTTACCACCAACCAATACTAAAAGGGGAAGTGCTAAATTATTTGATTTTGCTAATTTAACTGGTGTTAATGGTGTTAGTTCTTCAGTTAATTTAGCATTATCTAGTTCTAATATTTCTTTCTATGGTCAAGTATCTGACACCACTATTTTAACTATTCAATTAAGTGATGATGATGTTACATATTATGATAGTCAATATAAAGTATCATTAACGAATGCTTCTGATTTTGGTTTTAATTTACCAGCTACCGTAGCTATTAAATATATTCGGGTTAAAAGTTCGGAAGATATTAATTGTGATTGTTTTATTAACTATTGCTAAATAGTATTTCTTATTTTATAGGATTTTTTTATTATAATATATTAATAATACATGATGGCGTCATTATTTTTAGGTAATTTAGAATCATCTAATTCAAATGGTTTAGTTCTTGGAAGTGTTAATATAATAGGTGGTGGTGGAACTGGCGGTGCAACTGGTCCGCAAGGTCCACCTGGTAACACTGGTCCAATAGGGCCTACTGGTGATATGGGACCTACAGGTTTTCAAGGTGAGACTGGATTTCAAGGTTTAACTGGTGATATAGGACCTACAGGTTTTCAAGGTGAGACTGGTTTTCAAGGTTTAACTGGTGATATGGGACCTACAGGTTTTCAAGGTGAGACTGGTATGATGGGACCTACAGGTTTTCAAGGTGAAACTGGTATGATGGGACCTACAGGTTTTCAAGGTGAGACTGGTATGATGGGACCTACAGGTTTTCAAGGTGAAACAGGTTTTCAAGGTGAAACTGGTATGATAGGTCCTACCGGTCCGCAAGGTGAAACAGGTTTTCAAGGTGAAACAGGTTTTCAAGGTGAAACTGGTATGATAGGTCCTACCGGTCCGCAAGGTGAAACTGGTATGATGGGTTCTACTGGATTGCAAGGTGAAACTGGTATGATGGGTCCTACTGGTCCGCAAGGTGAAACTGGTATGATGGGGCCTACTGGATTTCAAGGTGCCACTGGTATGATGGGGTCTACTGGTTTTCAAGGTGCCACTGGTATGATGGGGCCTACTGGTTTTCAAGGTGCCACTGGATTAGCAGGTCCAAATGGTGTTGTTTCAAGTGGTGTGTTATTTTTTCTAGATGTTGCAAATAGTGCTTCTACAGGTATTTTGCAAAAGGTTCCAACAACTACAGCACAAACATCTATAACCTATACATTCGGAAATAATA